CTGCAAACCAAGAGAATGTAGAGTTTGTTACGATAATACGCTTCGCTGATCGGAGCACAGCGAAATCTTCTAGTTCCGTACCATGTTGCAGGATAGGATGAAACTCTTCGAACAGTTTCAAATAGTTCGTTTCCGCATCTGTCTTGGGCTTTGTGCAGACGATTATAAGGCGATTATACCGCGCCTGTCGCAAAATGGCTATTTGTGGGGCAGGGTCTATCACGAGATTTGCATCTCTAAAGTCTGCTAGACGGACGTGTAGTACAATATCCTCGGAGTCAATCGCAATAGTACTCGGTGCTTCTAAAAACTCCCGCATAGTTCTACCATTTCTGGATATGGCTGTAGTGTCTCTGGCTAGACGACTCAGGAGATAAGGGCGGAACTGAACAAGGGATTCCGAGTACTGAACATACCCTTGTAAACACATATTACCTTTAAAGAATCGCTCATATGCGGGTATTATTGGTTCATTCAAAAATGGATGAACCGCCACCCAGATATCTTCATTAAGGTACTGAGTATTTTCCACATCTACTTCATTTATATCGTTCAATATCTTTATAGAGTTGTGGCCGAACTTGTGAGCTAAGATATGTCCTACAGATAACTGAATGCCGGTATTTCCTGGCATGGAATGTGTATAAAACCACAGGATACGATCTGCCATTTATTAAACATGGTAATCAAATACCTGCACCTAAACCGCGCGATCTACTAGACATAGAAATGCCGGCAGTAAAAGACAAGTCGAAGGCGGATCGTCTAAAAGAAACAATACGGCTTTTAAAGGAACTCGGGAGAATCGGATACTCCGATGTAGATATTGGCTACAATGATGTGAAGGCCTTACTAACCGAGTGGGTGAATGACGGTGAAAAGCGCGATGCAGAGATTGATTTCCCGAGATATAATCGTAAGGCCATTGTAAGTCTGCCGAAGAGAGAAGATCGAGCGGCGACGATTCAGTTGAAGGTGATCGCGTGATGCCTACATCGCGGTAAGGCTTAACGCTAGTCTCTTCTCTCTCTACAGGATGGCCACCACTCGTTCAGGGCTTCGGACAGAGGGGGCTTTATATGAAGCAATCAATCGAGGCAATAAAGACACCTTCTTTTTCCAGGATGATCCGGATAAGACTATAAACCCATTTGAAAATCGGTATGATCGCATTCCTCCGAATATCGAAGAACTACGCCGTATTCCTCCCTTGAACGGGGCAGAGTTTGGTCGTAGTTGCGAGTTCGAGTTTGAGACGGCGGGGGATTTCTTCGGCCACCCCACCATTCTGATTGATCTACCCAGCTGGCTTCCTCCAAATGAGGCTGCTCTGAATCGCACCCAACTTATTACGGATTCTGTCACCGGCGAATCGTACGGATATACGAACGGCATCGGATATTTCCTGTTCAGCAAAATACAGATTTATCAGGACAAACTATTGTTGCAAGAATTTACGGGCGATGCCCTGTTTGCAAGCAGGGCTTCTAGAGGCTCTCTGAACTCGGCCTATTTGGAAAACACCTTGGCCGGATGGCACGATGGATCCCCGGCATCTATTGCCGCATCCGCTACTCCGCCGAGACTTCGTCTGGAACTCCCCTTCATAGGAGATCGCAATGGGTTTCCGAGTATTGCCATGCGGAAACAGGGATTTCGCCTTCGTCTGGAACTTCGTCCGCTGGAAGAAATCGTAGAAACATCGGATTCCGCTGCAACGGTTGCTCCGAAACCCTGGCTCCGCACATTTCGAGTAGTGGGCGCTGCAACCTCATTCAAGGCGCTCGCCAGAACGGCCATCGCGTCCCCTACGCTACAACTGGAAACGCGCCATGTATACGTCGACGGAGAGACGCAGTTGGAGCTACGATCGAAACCACTGGAAATCCCCTTTTCCAAACTGTATGAGAATACATACACATTCGGTCCAGCCGAATACGCTCCTCTTGTTCGTGGGGTTCCATCCCTCGTCACTCGACGCCTCGACGCACAACACCCTGCATCCCGTATTCTATGGTTTTTCCGATCACAGAATGATTTGCGCACAGGTCGTAGGTGGCGATATGCTGCCGATATTTCTGGGGGCGAATACTACACTGCACAGTCGCTCATTATTGCTGCGCGCGATCGTGAAACTCTATTTACTCCCTTTGTCTGGAACACGCTCACACACTATGCAAAAGAGGATCGCGATCCTGGATTTGGTATTGGGGAAATGTCGTGGGATCTAGGAGATATTCGTGGTCGACGATTTTTACGGGATCGTCAGCCTGAGGGAGTAGTGAACTTTACAACGGCAGATCGTCCGACGCTGTATACTTCCTTATCCGCCATTGCAAATGATACTCTACTTGGAGCTCCTGCATCGGAAATGACTGCAATAGTGGATTCTTGGATGCTGTATGCGATTGAGCGTGATCGTGGATATTTGAAGTTCGGAAACTAGACACCATAATCAACGAAGTTCTCAGCATTGTCGCTGTAGGATGCCCGTTGCTTTCCTATTCGCACGTTGGATGCATACCATTCTGTACCGGGCTGTAGTCTCTTCCATACTTGATCGTTCGCATAATCCCAGTGCCTCCCTGTGGCCTGTAGAAGAGGCATTGCCCATTTATACAGGCCTATTAGCCTATCGTACATATTTGCATGGACGATATATGCGGAGGCAGTCTGTGCCTCCTTCACTCTCATTAGGTTACGAGAAAATGGCTCAGAATGCTGAATATTATAACCCAGCATAACGACATCAAACCCCCCTGACAAATCGAGTTCTATCTTTGCCATTGTATCCCAGAAAGTGGGTTTATCAACGATGAACTCGAAGTCGTCTTCAAAGATCAGCACGGATTTATATCCCCGTCGCCGGGCTTCTTGAATAACACCCATATGCGAATAGCCACACCCTACAAGCCCTGGATTTCCTTTGATCGCTGGAAAGCGTTCACAAGAAATCCCCATCTTTTCCATCTCCCCTTCGAACTCTTTGCGTCGATCTGTACGCGCATCAAGATTAATATAGAACGCCCCATCTACTCCGAGTGGAAGGGCAGTCATTCTATACAAGTATGGGCACTCGATTTAGGCTCCATGCCTAAACCACAATCCAGACTAGATAGACAGGGTATGAGTTCCTCTGGAAGCATAGGTTCTATAAAGTATACGGACGCGGAATATCAACAGGCCGCCGCCTTTTACGCGCAACGCGGATCTGCGCCTTCCTGGTGGGGCAGCAGAATACAATCACTAAACGCGGGCACATCGCCTGCTCCCCCGTCGAATAGAGATATACAAACCGCCACTGTCACTTCTACGGCAGCGGCTAATCAGGCAGCATGGATGAGCGGTCTTACAACAAATCGTCAGGGATCGAGTCCTAGTTCAGGAAGTACTTCGTGGATTACTTCTAAAAATGCCGATGGGCAAACCATCTATATCAATACGTTGACAGGAGAATTTTCTCGAACAAACCCTATTACAAACCCTCCTCCGCCTCAAGCACAACCTGCCTATCCGACTATAGGCGACGTCAGTAAATATTTGAATACTCTTTTTGCAGCCGGATCCGGATCTTCCTTACCCCGTACTGCAGGACAACTGGCTGCGACGGCGGCTGGATCTGCAAATACTGCGTGGATGGCAGGTAATCCGGCATATCGTCTAGGCTCGGGCTCGCTAGGAAGTTATGGTGTCGGATCTATTCCGGCTCCATTAGCGACTACCACTACAGACTCGGGCTCAGGCTCGGGCTCAGTCCAAGATGCCGGCTCAGGGCGATCTATTATGTATTTTGCCGGTGACAATACTATAAATACGGTGATCACAAAGGATGAAGCCCGCAATATAGAGACATCTGACAATACCCCTTCTGAGCCTAGACGACCCCCACCGGGTCCAATCGTCACCCTCCTAGATCTTACAAACAGAGACCTACAAGAAAACGACATCTTTCCCATTTCCACCGATACCACATGGTTTGCGCGTGATACGGAGCGGCGTGTCATTTCCTTCGTTCCTGTTGTACAAGAAACGGCGCTTCGTGGACCCGGCGCATTTGGTCAGCGATTCTCCTTTGATCTAGGATCCGTGGAAATCGGCGATCTTCTTCTCGGAACAGCCCTACAGATTCACCTGGATCATTGGTTAGACGCGCAAACACAAAACATGTATGCCGCAGGAAGATTGCAATATACTAGCCCCCAACTCGCGTGGGAATACGCGAATAGTCTGGGAACAAGTATCATACAACTCGCAGAACTAGAAATCGACGGAAAAACGGTGGAAACGATCGACGGGGATTTTATACACACATTCAGCGCACTGTACCCGGAGTTCAACACACAAGTCGGTGTTGCGTACGACCATCTCGGCCAAATGTCTACACAGCGACTGATAGACCCTACTCGTCGTCCGAGCATATTCCCTGTGGAGAACGGGAATCTCAACTGCATCCTACCATTTTTCTACATGCGCACTCGCCTCCAAGCAGCCATACCGATGGTTTCCGTGCGCGAAGGCTACGTGAAGATTCATATTACTCTGCGCCCCTTTGAAGAATGTGTGCGCCAGATGAGGAGATATCGCAGTCTGTGCGACAGTACTCCGCTAGATACTCCCTTTGAATTCACCTTTACCACGTGTACATGGACATATTCTACGGAAGCAAATAACGGTACATGGGATGTGCCACCCAAAATGAGTTTCAAATATATGACGGATTCTGGTATAATATACAACTGGAGTTATTCTTCGGAGACAGATCGTGGTAGTTGGGAAACTAGTTTACCCATGAACTTGGCGGTGGCATCCAGATATACATGGACGGTTGGAAGTCCTGCGGGTTCATGGTCACCTTCTCCGCCCCGCATTGACATTGCCTATGAAGATCCGAACGTGCCGGACAAGTATTATTATTGGGATGGTGTTCCACAAGCGTGGCGCACAGGTAATGCTGCGAATGGCAGTCCCAACGCGGGTCCACCTGCCTTTTCTTTCCCCTATGGAAGAACTGCGTGGACATCTGTTATTGGCGACTGGAGTGTTGCACCTCCTCCCTTCAAATCTGTGCAACTCTTGACATACGGGGCATTTGTGAATGGGACGCTGAGAACAAGAATGTTGCGCGATCCTTTTGAGTTGCTGCATCGCGAACTGCATACGTTTTATTTCGATGAGCCACTGAAATATGCAATAGGAAAGCGCGAAGATGCTGTGCGCATCCAACTCCCTTTAGAGGCGAATCATCCTGTCGAGGAAATCATTTGGTTTGTGCGTCGTAAAGCTGTTCGCGTGAATAATGAGTGGACAAACTATTCGGGTGTGATCGAGACGGAATGGACACCGGCCGCCGCGAAGATTCCTATGCTTGTCTCGGCCGCAGTACAAGTGAACGGCACAACAATCTGTGATGCGGATGAACAGTATTATAGGCAGGGGATCTCTACGGCACATCGCGGTGGATATGCCGCCTATTCGCGTTTCATTTATGGCTACTCGTTTGCAAAGACACCAGGTGAACATCAACCGAGTGGCTCTCTCAATGCGAGTCGTGTGAACTCCTTTCGGCTCACACTGGATGTGAAACCACCCGCAGGAGTCGACGATGGTTCGTGG